GCTCTGTGTTGTTTTATTTAATGAACATTGGTACTCAATAAAACAAACACGCTGCAAACCCGCATAAACGCTTGCTTTTCTTTGTTCATAGTGCTGGAACATATAACGAATTTACGGTACTCAATGTCACAAACGCGCTGAAAACCGTTGCAGCGCCTCAAATGTTTACGGAACAACAACACAAAACTTACTGACGGTCAGTAAGTTTGCCGGGCTCGCCAACTGCCCTGACACCAGTTTCCCCTCCCACTTCACGCGTGCTATGTGCGCGTCACGCTCTCGCTCTCTCCTACTGGATGCGCCGTGGGCTTCGCCCAGCCCGCCCACCCTCCAACTTCATTGACACCAGTTCTCTGCGCGAAGCGCAGACTAAAAATGCAGGCCAAAAAAAAGCCCCGCCGAAGCGGGGCCGGTGGAGCGGAGCGAATCATTCCTCGCCGTCGAACTCATCCAAGGCGTCAATCAGGAAATTGCAGAGCGGAGCATATTCCTCGCTGCTTTTCATTTTGTTAATCAAATCGCGCAGAGTCTGCGCGGCCTTTTTGGCGCTACCCTTGCGAGCGATAGTGCACTGATACGTCGTTGCGGTTTCGCTCGCTTCGACGTGCGTCGCGGCCTTTTTGGTCTCGGCCTTGTCCGTTGCGGCCTTGTCCGTTTTAACATCATGCGACGCGCCTTTTTTGGTCTCGGCCTTCGGAGTGTACTTTTCATTGTAGGCCGCTCCGCTTTCCACTGCGCGACGGAAGGCCGCTAGCGCGTTGGCCTTGGTTGACGCTGCTACCTTCGAATCGCTACCGAATCGGCCTTCCAGAAAAGCTTTCGCTACCTTGCACGTGCGCGCCTGTCCAATAACGGCCTTCGCTTCGCGCAACGCCTTCGCGGCCTTGTCGAATATCTCGCGTTGCGACAATTCGACGCCTTTTGCTTGGCCCGCTTCGCGTGCAAGCTTTACCTGCTCGTCAATTGACAAAGTGATAACGGCCTTACCTGCTTTGGCCTGCTTGGTCTTCGCGGCCTTCAGGCCGGACTGAATCTGATTAACCATTGATGCGAGCGCGATAGCGCCTTGTTTTGCTTTAGTAGTCATTTTGATAACTCCTATTTAGTTGATAAAAAGTACTGCAAGCAAATAGTCTCATAAAGCTTTCCACTTGTCAAGCTTTCCGCAAAGTTACTGGCCGCCAGTAAGTTTCGCCACCCCGCGACCCCACCGTACCCCTACCCCCCGCGCTGGCGAATGGGACTCCCCCCGCCCCGCTGCGCTGTGTTTCACACATCCAATCCGCACTTCATGAAACAAGCTTTCCTAAAAGAAAGACCCCCACCCCTTGCAAAAATCCCAAGCACGGCTATACTCCGCGAAATAGAAACACCCCCCTTGCCTTTTTATTTAGGTTCCATTAGGCGGGGGGTATGTAAAAAATCTGCGAAAGCAGAACACGACAATTTGCCTATGCCCCTCGTCATCACACCTGAAGTTGGCATACCACTACCTCTGGACGTAACACCGGAGGAGGTGGAGCAGTTTCGTGAACGCGCAGCTACGGCATGCGAGACGATCAGAAGTTTGTTGGAAGCAGGGGGCGAGATACCCCTGACCACCGAGGACAGCGCGGTAGCCCACCAACTATTCGCGGAACAACGTCCGCTCAATGTAGTGCGTACACCGCCCGGTGCCATTCTGAAACTTGAAGCACTCCTGACAAGTTACGACCACGAATTCTTAGGCGCAAACCGCCGCATCGCCAACTACGTCACTAATCGGCTCCTTGAAGAAACCGAAGACGAAGACCCCAAAGTAAGACTGAAAGCCCTAGAACTGCTAGGCAAACGTAGAGGTGTGAATCTGTTCAGCGAACAGATGGAGATCACCATCAAGCAAAAAACCACAGCCGACCTTGAAGGCGAGCTAGTGACGCTCTTGGAGAAATACATGGGTAACGCGGATGTGATTGAGAACGGGGAAGACCCGGCGCATCCAAAACCCCTGATCGATATTGATGCGGAACTTGCAGCCTTAGATGACCCCGAACCAGCAGACACCGAGCCTGTTGGAGTCCATAAAGAGTAACCCGACCCTACTGAATGCCCTGCCGCAGGAAGTCCAGATCAAGGCGGCAGAGTTACTGGAGGAGTTGACTACTCGCAAGGAAGCCAACACGGCAAAAACAAACTTTATGGCGTTTGTCCATAAGGTCTGGCCCTCTTTCATTAATGGAGCGCACCATGTCCGAATGGCTCAGGCGTTTGAAAAGGTGGCTCGCGGAGAGATCAAACGACTCATCATCAACATGCCACCACGGCATACCAAGTCAGAATTCGCGTCATATCTGTTGCCAGCATGGTTTCTGGGCAATTTTCCTCACAAAAAGGTGATTCAAACCTCCCACACAGCCGAATTGGCGGTGGGTTTTGGTCGAAAAGTCCGTAACTTGGTGGACAGCGACGTATATAAGTCGGTTTTCCCGGACACGCACCTCCAGTCAGACTCTAAAGCGGCGGGCCGATGGAACACATCCAAGGGCGGTGACTACTTCGCTATCGGTATTGGTGGTGCGGTGACCGGTAAAGGCGCGGATATTCTGATTATTGACGACCCGCACAGCGAACAAGAGGCGGCGCTCGCCGAAATTAACCCCGAAATCTACGATAAGACGTACGAGTGGTACACATCTGGTCCTCGTCAGCGTCTACAGCCGGGCGGCTCCATCATTATTGTGATGACGCGCTGGTCAAAGAAGGACTTGACGGGGCAAGTGATCAAGTCTGCCGCCCAAAGAGACGGCGATGAGTGGACGGTGATCGAATTTCCGGCGATTTTGCCCTCTGGCAACCCACTTTGGCCTGAGTTTTGGTCGGTAACAGAACTTCAAGCTCTCAGAAACGAACTGCCCAACCAGAAATGGATGGCGCAGTACATGCAGCAGCCCACCTCAGACAGTTCGGCGATTGTGAAGCGGGAATGGTGGCAAATCTGGGAGGAAGATAGCCCTCCGTACTGCGAATTCACCTTGCAAAGCTGGGATACGGCGTTCGAGAAACACAATCGAGCCGACTACAGTGCGTGTACTACATGGGGAGTTTTCTATCAGGAGGACTCGGCGGGGGTTATGCAGGCTAATATCATCCTCTTAAACGCTATCCGCAAGCGCATGGAGTTTCCGGAGCTAAAACGCAAGGCGCTGGAGGAGTATCGGGAGTGGGAGCCTGACTCCATAATTATCGAGAAGAAAGCTACCGGGGCACCGCTAATATATGAGATGCGGGCGATGGGTGTGCCTGTGCAGGAGTTCACGCCTAATAAGGGCAACGACAAGATCAGCAGATTAAATGCGGTGTCAGACATCTTCGCCTCCGGGCGCGTCTGGGTACCCAACACAAGGTGGGCGGAAGAAGTGGTGGATGAGGTGGCATCCTTCCCCGGTGGGGAGCATGATGACTATGTGGACTCGGTATCCCTCGCCATGTCGCGCTTCCGCAAGGGTGGCTTCCTCCGGACGGAACTGGATGAGCCGGAAGAGGTAAGAGAATTCAGGCGCAAGAAGGCGTATTACTAAGGATAGATTATGGCAATCGACAAAGCATTGAACCGCGCACCGCTAGGACTTGGCGGTATGGACGCAGGTGTAATGGACGAGCCCGTGCTGGAGATTGAGATCGAGGACCCAGAGTCAGTGACTATTGGCATGGGCGATATGGAGATTGAGATCGAGCCGGGTAAAGAAACTTCAGATGACTTTAACGCTAACCTCGCTGAGTTCATTGATGAGGACGAGCTGGAGAGTCTGGCAGGCGAACTTATTAGTGACTACGAGGATGACGTAGCTAGTCGCAAAGACTGGATGCAGACCTATGTCGATGGCCTTGAGCTATTGGGTATGAAGCTCGAAGAGCGCAGTGAACCTTGGGAAGGAGCTTGCGGTGTTTACCATCCCCTTTTATCAGAAGCTCTGGTTAAGTTCCAATCCGAGACGATTATGGCGACTTTCCCGGCGAGTGGCCCGGTTAAGACGCAGATCATTGGAAAGGAGACCACAGCGAAGAAGGAAGCTGCCGAGAGGGTTCAAAATGATATGAACTATCAGCTCACGGAAGTGATGACTGAATATCGCAGCGAGCATGAGCGCATGCTGTGGGGCTTGGGGTTGTCAGGCAACGCGTTCAAGAAAGTCTATTACGACCCGTCGCTGGAGCGTCAGGTCTCTATCTTCGTCCCGGCTGAAGATGTGGTGGTGCCTTACGGCTCAGAGAATTTGCAAAACGCACCTCGTGTAACACATGTGATGCGTAAGACCGAGAATGAGCTAAAGAAATTACAAGTCGGTGGCTTCTACCGTGATGTTGACTTGGGCGATCCGGTTAATGCCCTAGATGATGTAGAGAAAAAGATCGCTGAGAAGATGGGCTTCCGCGCTACTGCGGATGACCGCTACAAGTTGCTTGAGATGCAGGTCAACCTGAACCTCAAAGGTTACGAAGATGAGGATGGCATAGCCCTGCCATACATCGTCACTATCGAGAAGGGCACGAACACTGTATTGGCAATCCGCCGCAATTATGAGCCGGATGACGACACTAAACAGAAGCGTACGCACTTCGTTCACTACGGCTACATTCCGGGCTTTGGCTTCTACTACTTCGGCCTGATCCACTTAATCGGTGCATACGCTAAGAGCGGCACTTCTATCCTGCGTCAGTTGGTTGACTCGGGCACGCTGTCTAACTTGCCGGGTGGTCTGAAGACCAAAGGCATGCGCACTAAAGGTGACGACACGCCTATCGCTCCGGGTGAGTTCCGTGATGTCGATGTAGCGTCTGGCACCATACGCGACAACATTATGATGCTCCCATACAAGGAGCCGTCGCTGGTCTTGAAGCAGTTGATGGACCAGATCGTGGATGAGGGTCGTCGCTTCGCGGCTGCTGCTGATCTACAAGTGTCCGACATGTCGGCACAGGCTCCTGTTGGAACGACACTAGCCTTGTTGGAACGTCAGCTAAAAGTGATGTCGGCTGTTCAGGCCCGCATTCACTTTGCGATGAAGCAGGAGTTCAAGCTTCTGAAGAGCATCATCGCGGCTTATGCTCCGACCGAGTACAGCTACGAGCCGGAAGAAGGCCCACGTCGCGCACGTCAGCAAGACTATGAAAACGTCGATGTGATCCCGGTCAGTGACCCGAACGCTGCGACGATGAGTCAGAAAGTCGTGCAGTATCAAGCGGTCATGCAGATGGCTCAGGCCAATCCCCAAATCTACGACATGGTCGAGCTGAACAAGCAGATGTTGGAGGTCTTGGGTATTAAGAACATCCACAAGCTTGTCCCCGCTTCGGAAGACCAGAAACCAAAAGACCCGGTCTCGGAAAACATGGCGGTTCTGAACATGAAGCCGGTCAAGGCATTCCTGTATCAGGATCACGAAGCCCATATCCAAGTGCACATAGCAGCAATGCAAGACCCAAAGATCGCGCAGTTGGTGGGCCAAAACCCGCAGGCTCCGATGATCATGGCGGCGATGCAAGCTCATATTGCGGAACACGTTGCATTCGAGTACCGCAAACAGATTGAAGAGCAGTTAGGTGTACCGCTGGATATTCCTGACTATGAGGAAGGCGACACGATTCCGGAGGAGATGGAAGTTGAGATCAGCCGCATGATGGCAATGGCTGCGGGCAAGTTGCTACAGAAAGACCAAGCCGAAGCTGCACAACAGCAGGCGCAACAAACCGCGCAAGACCCGATTGTCCAAATGCAGCAGAAAGAATTGGAACTCAAGGAACGTGAAGTCGGCATCAAGGAGCAGAAACTGCAACTGGATGCTACGGCACAAAACGAAAAAGCACAGATTGAACGCGAGCGTATTGCTGCACAACAGCTAGTTGCAGGCTTGCAGGTAGCCGCTAAGACCGCGCATTCCAAGCAAGAACTTGACGCTAAGATGGAAGCTGAAGGAGTTCGACTTGGTTTACAAGCAACTAAAGATCGTAGGGAAGCAGCACGCCCTGCATCAAACCCTAAACCAAAGGAGTAATCAGTGGACAAAACACTGGAGATCAACAAA